CTGCCAAATGCAGCATCTCCAGCTGATACGCTGCCGTTCGCATTTAACTCAATATTTGGGGCTGAAACTGTACCGGTGCCAATAACTTTTACATTGCCCGACGAATCTATTCTCAATCTCTCTACAGCGTCTGTATAAAAACGCATGTAATCGCCGCCATGCTGATAGCTAATAATTCCCCTTTCTTGATCAGCGCCAGAAGTACCATCTGAGAAATGAATTTGACCGCCTGCAGTTGCACCTGATCTAATTGTTATTCCTGTCTGGCCTGATGTTTCAATAGTTAAATCGTCAGCACCGCTAGACCCTGGCGTTGTAGTCCCTGCAAGCAATCGACCCGAGCTGTCGATTGACATGCGCGTGGCACTAGCCGTGTAATCATGAAATTTCAAAGCACTGCCGCCGTTTTGGATCCCATAAATTTGCGAAGTATTAGTGTCATTAAAAACGACACCGATATTTACTGATGCAGAAGATCCTTGCAGATTCAGCAAATTTGAATCCGTTACGGTGGTTCCACCAATTCCAACACTTCCAAGCGTCGTCAATCCGCCCGAAGTTGTGATAGTGCCCTCAGCTGTGATAGAGCCGTCTGATAAAAGAGCAACTTTTCTTGTCTTCAGTCCTCCAGCCGAGGAGTTTGATTTGCCTTCAAAAAACGGAACATTCGACGCAACACCATTTTGATAAACAACAATTTGAGCAGCTCCAGAGCTGCCAGCGTTTTGTTGAATAAAAGTCCCGTGGGAATTTCCAGCACTGCTTGCGGTCCCAATCGTTAGATCACTTGCAGCTGTGATGGCGCCAGCTCCAGTTACATCAAAAACCGTATCTCCCGCTTGATTGGTCGCTCTAAATGGAGCGAAATTATCATTAGTTGATTCAACTCTGAAGAACCTGCTAGATAAAGCACCGCCCGCCGCAGTGATGCTGCCTGCTGCTGATACTGAGAACGTAGGCGTGCTGTTTCCGGTTGTATAAGAGTTGATCGTCGATAAATTGCTAGCAGCTGAAAAGTAGCTAGTGCCATTACTAGCAAGAATGATCCCATTATTTCCACCAGTAAGAGAATCTCCACCAGTCTGAATATTGCCCGAAGTTGTGATATTGCCATCGCCCTTGACAGAAAATGTTTGAGTACCGCTGCTATTTATGCCCGAAAATGTATTGGCGACACTATCAGCAGACCCGCTAACATTTTTGCCATTAATTTGTCCAGCAAATACCTGCCCGCTGCTTCCATCAATAGTGGCAGCAAAGCCACTATAAGAACCAGAGCCAATGTTGAGGCCACCATTGGCGCTAATGCTTCCAGTGTTTGCGAGCGTAATATTGGGCGCTGAAGGCAAGGTTCCACCAATTTTGATATCACCTGCAGCCAGAACGCCTCCGTCGTGTGAAGCTTCAAAAACTACACCGCTTCCTTTCTGGCCTTGAAAATATGGTTGGGTATTACCGGTATTAATTTTGCTTTTAATTGTTGCATTGCTGATAGTCGCTTCAACTCCAGCAACAGAACCTAAAACAGTAAGAGTTTCATTTGACGTAATTGATCCATCGGCAAGGATTTTGCATGTAGGAGTGCTAGTCCCAACAACGTAACCCTCAAAGGTTGAATCACCATCAACGCTTCCAGCAGCTTTAATGACGCCGGCACTTTCTACCCTTGAGCCTGCAGCTGTTCCAGAATTAGGATTGCCGCCAACTTGGATGTCACCAGCTGAAGTGATGTCTCCAGAAACTGCCGTCAGCTGAATCTTGTTAGAGCCAAGAATAATATCGTTGGTTGTTGTATTGCCAGTAGTAGTGACCTGCTGGAGCGAATAAGTTTGACCAGCTGGGTCAGCAGCAGTTAGCTGAACAGTTCCATCAGGGAACTTATAGCCACCAGATGTATTCTCAACGACAGCGTTGAACGTCGAGGCCCCATCGACTTCCGCTGTGCCCCCAATCTCCAGGTTGTCGCCAGATGTACTTGGGCTAATAGTCGTGCCTGTGCGCTGCCAGTGCGGGGTAGCAGGCTGAAGGTCAAGCTTGGTTTTGTCTGCTGACGACAGAAGACCAGCCGTTGACGTAGTAGCAGCAGGCAATGTCGCATCAGTGCCAGTGCTGTTAGTTACGTCGAGCGTTGTTGTAGTGACATTCGCAGTGCCTAGGTCAGTAACACCATTGGCGATTTTGACAACTGACCCGCCAGCATCTTCAATGTATAACGCTGGGCTATTGGCGTTGTAATTAACAGCGATTTCGCCTGCCGCCAATGCACCGGGGTCAGGAGCCTTGTTAACAACAGAAGAACGCTTATTCTTGATGTTGATGGCCATTGGATGAACCTCCCGGTCAGACGGAGCTGGTGCATATCCGCACCAACTTCAGTCTAGTTAGATCGATTTAGCGACCTAAGAGAAATACACGCCGCCATCAATCTCATCTGCATTAACCCACTGGTTTACCGAGGAGTCATAAACCAAAGGTTCACCATTAGCGACAGAAGTAATAGTTACATCAAGCAAGTCGTCCAAGTTCTGGACACCGCCGCCACCAGGACCACTTGACAAGGTATCAATCCGTACCCAGCCCGCCACCGTTCCGTTACAAAGCACCCAATCGCCAGCATCAAAAGAAACGTTTGTGACGTTCGCCTCAGGGATGTTGTTGCCAGTGGTAGATATAACAAAGTAGACACCAGTCCGGTCATTAGTGGCATTGCCTAGCGAGTCTCCGATTGAATATCCGGCGCTAGTTCCAAAAACTGTGATGCCGTCAACAAGTCCTGTACTGGCGTTAACCGTGCCGCAATACCTCAAATTTTCCTGAGACAATCTGCCCAAGGAGATTGCAGTCCAGGCGTTACCATTCCACATCCAAAGCCCAGCGCTCGACTCTTGCAGCCAAAGCATCCCGATATGTAAGTCGGAATTGATTGCTGGAGCCGCTTCCTGAATAAAGGAAATTGCATAATCAGCAATTTTGGTCGCTGTGACTGAGTCGGTTGCTAGATAACTTGAGGCGAACTGACCACTTGTAATTTTGCTGGCGTCTAAAGCAGGAACGTCACTGACTAACAACGTGCTGCCAGCCGTGACGATTCCCTGGTTATTAACGGTGGTTTTTGCATAAGTACCTGCGACAACGCCGGAAAGCGCAATAGACAACGAACCATCTGTCGCGACAGATAAATCCGAACCAGGAACCTGAACGCCACCAACAGCGCTACTCGTAGCAATTGGAACTGCAGACGTAGGGATTGTGGGGTCGACGCTAACGATGCTTCCGTGCGCGTCATATTGAATTCCACGCACCGTGGCAGCAGTAACGCTATTACTAATGCTGAGTTGACCAGTTGCGTTTACGGCCAAACCTCCTGAGGTAGGCGCACTAATCACACCTAAATCAACGTCAGTAGCAAGCGGAAGGTCAGTAGCAGGAACGCTCCCACTTACAGCAGTGATAAGACCTTGATCGTTAAAGCTAATGCCACCTTGTGTCCCAGCAGCAATGACATTCGTAATGCCGATGCTGCCTGTGGATTGATCCAGGCCACGATCGGTAACAGCGCCTAGAGCAGAGCTGGCAACTGTTCCGCCATTTAATTTGCTGCCATCAATTGGGCCAGCAATCTTACTATCAGTTACCGAACCGTTAAGGATGGCAATATTGGTAACAGAATTAGTCGAAAGTTGAGCTGAACCGACAGACCCTGAGGTTAACTTTGAGCCGTCCAATCCCGAAGCAAGTTTGGCATCAGTGACTGACGAATTAAGTATTTTAGATGTAGTGACGCAATCGCTTGCGAGCTTAGAATCATCAATGCTGGCAGCACTTATTTTGCTGCCATCAACACCAGAAATCTCTGCATCTGTAATTGCTAAGGCTTGAATTTTGGCAGTAGAAACGGAAGCATCGGTTAACTTGCTGCCACTAATCCCACTCGCAAGCTTGGCGTCTGTGACAGCTAAATTTTGAATAGCCGCAGTGTCGACCGAGTTTGATTGAAGCTCGGTGCTACTTACGGAATTTGCAGATAATTGAGTATTAGAGACCGAACCTGATACTATTTTTGCGCCATCAATACCAGTCGCAAGCTTGGCGTCAGTGATTGCACTGTTTTGAATTTTGGCAGTAGAGACAGTGGCATCCGTAAGCTTGTTGCCACTGATACCAGAAGCAATCTTTGCATCGGTGACTGCCGCATCTTGTATAGCTGCAGTGTCTACAGAATCGTCGGCCAGCTCGGAAGAACCAACTGAGTTTGTTGCTAGCTGAGCAGAAGTAACTGAGCCAGTAACTAACTTAGAGCCACTGATTCCTGAAGCCAGTTTCGCATCAGTTATAGCTGAATTCTGAACTGAGGCAGTGTCAACAGCGTCGTCAGCTAGCTCAGAACTACCGACAGCATTAGCAGCTAATTCAGCGGCACCAACCGTTCCATCAATAATCTTTGATCCACTGAGACTAACGATTGCACCGTCAGAAACTGTTCCACTAGAAAGTTTGCTGCCATCAATTCCAGAAGCCAGTTTTACGTCAGTAACGGAACCAGCTTGAAGAGCAGCTGTATCAACAGATAAATCCGCTAACTCGCTGCTTCCCACAGCATTTGCAGCAATCTGACTAGCCGTCACCGAATTGACTAGCAGCTTGCTGCCATCCAGGCTGATGATCTGATCACCCTCAATCGAGTCATCGGCTATAAAGTCGACGCTCTTGGCAAGCAAGTCAGAGACAGTAATCTTCTTGGTCTCTGATGCCGAAATGTCAGCCAGAGCAACCGGATCCGTACCTTGCAAATCCGACCCAGCAAGTTGCGGCAAGCTGGAAATCTCTAGATCAGGCATTCCAACCTTGGGTTCACTTCATTGCCTTCAGTCTAGAGAGTGCTAATCAAGAAACTCTTGAACCAATGCACCATCTTGGTTACTCTCCAAAAGAATCTTACTAGCGTCCTCTTGAAGGATGTAATTCACTTCTGACTGCTGCCTGAGCTGTATAGGGCCAGTGGTGACAAAATCTATTTCAGTAGTAATCAATTGCGTTGGCTCAACAGCGACCTGAACACTGCTAACCACGCAATCGCATTCATACCAGACAGAATCGCTGGTGCTGTCATCCTTGTAGATGTAGAACCGACCTCGAAATTTGGCTCCTTGCTGCAGCCGCAATACCAGACGAGCTAAATAAACCGAAAACTCCAGCGACTCTGCGCCAAGCCCAGAAACCATGTCGTCGCATTGCTTATAGAGGTGCTGCCAAAAACACGACATACGGCCTTGGCCGCTAATTAATCCAGCCTCATACTGGTTTTGAAACTCTTGACAGAGCGAAGTCGTTGAAACCAACTCGCGGCTCGTCGTCATATCGAATGACGTGACTTGAGCTAAGCATCGGAAACGATCTGATTGGGTTTGAATCTTGATCTGCTTTGTTGTCGTTGGCTGAACTAGCTGCAAGGCATTACTGGTTATATTGCCTAATGCGTCAGCAAATGATTGATATAGCCGGATTCCACCAATTTCATCCACATGGATAAAGCCAGACCAGTCAGGGAAGACATGCGAATCTACAAGCTCCAGCGTTGTGCCATCTACGGTTGCGATAGTGACTAAATCACCAGTGACAAGGGCACCGGTTGCAAACTCAACAGAAAACCGCTTGCGAGAAACATTTACGTCAGACGGAGCTAACTCGCTATAAAGCCAGCGATCTGACGAAACGCGCTGAAGTTCAATCTGTCCCTGGTGGCCTAGGTAAACAGACATACATCAAAGAGAAATAGCAGTTACTGCGCCATCTGCTTCAAAGCTGATGTCAACAGAAACCACCTCACCAACCGAGCAAGTCATCGATGCACCAGTGATAAACGCAGGAATCGTTATCGACTTGCCATCGACCTGCAGCTTAAATGTCACCTGTTCAGATCGGGTTGTATCGCCGTCTGGATAGCTTGTCCCACTCTTGACAATCTTATTGATCAACGTGGATGCAGCACCAGTACCAGACTGGTAGTAATGCAAACTACAACTTCCGGTCGTACTACGAACCCCAGGGATAATAGTTTTATCCGTATCGCAGAGCGAAGTGGTATCTAGAACGGTCTGGTTGATAGACCATTGAAAATTTTTGACCTTTGCCGAACATCCACCGGCGCTAGCGCTATTGCCACTGCCAAAGAAGAGGACACCGTCAATCCCGCTATAAAAAGCCATGGTGGTCTAGAAGTCTTGCTATTAGTCTAGTAACCGTCCAGATAGCCAATAAACGAGCAGCTGACGTCGCAGATGTTTTTGAACTTGTAAGTGACTTGTGGCGGTCCAGCAAAACGCCACTTCAAAGGCGAACCCTCTCTCATGCGATTTTGCATATCAGCTCCAGCGCAATCGAGAGGACCAGCATTGAAGATCACATAATCCCACTTCCCGTTAGCGTTTTCAAAAACCTCAATAATCTGATCAGCCCAGCTGTCCTCAATATTCGTGAATTGAAGAGTTAGCTCTGAGTTGTAGCACTGGCTGCCATAACGAATAACGGTAGTGGAACCGTTAATGCCTTCGAAAATAGTTTGCGGGTACTTGCCAGGCTTATACGTCCGGCTACTGGGCTTGATGTTGGGGAACCTTGCGACCATTTGAGGACTAGGTCTCCACGTTGAACTGATCATCCCAATCTAGGACGGCCAAAGCATTGCCTTTTAACGGTGCAAAGCTCCCTGCAATTTCGACTAGACCATCTTCCGCGTAAGTTACACTTTCTAGTTTGTATGTCCTAACTTCCGGGTTGTTATTAGAAACAGCAAAGATCACTCCATGCAAGCTTGGATCTGACACGATGCCGTTGCTTATAGACATACGTTTTGTGGAAATGCCTTCAGTGCCAGGTCTCCAATATTGAATATCGTGGTTGCCGTTATCGAGATCGAGGGCAATAACATGACCGCTGGAATCAATTGATCCGTTTTTAAGACGTGAGCTAGAAGACAACCCAGATACAGGCTGGGGAGCTGCTGAAGCTACTCGGAAATAATCTCCAGGCTCAAGACCTACGGCCATCTGCGGAGTCGTTTGAAACTTAAGTCCATGATCAACTAACTGGCGAGTTTTTAAGGCATATTTTGCAAAAATCTCGGCGTGTTCACGACTTGCGCAAAACCCACTGATGTCAAATGTTTCCTCAGGAGCATCAATGTTTGACACCTTCAATGAGACGGTTATTGATTGAGTTTCAGGAAAACCATTAATTGTATCTTTACGAAAAAGGACAGTAGCCTTAAATAACTGTCGTTCTTCAGGTGTCAAAAA